CTTGCCCGATAGGATCACCGCCTCGCTTCCCGACACCATGAGGTCGTTCGCCGTGCAGGCGACCCCCGATCCACCGGGCTTCACATGCGCCATGCCCGTGGCTTGTACGCGCACAAAGCGCGCGCGGTTGCCATCGGCCGCGTTGGGGATTGCCACGTTGGCGGAGCTGCCGCTTGTAGTGACTGTCGTGCCGGCGGCGGCCACCGTAATAGCGTTGAAACTTGCCATGACTAGACTCCCACTGGGACGTAATGGATGTACGCAAAGCCTTCGAGCCCTTCCGACGCGCCCAAGGCCACCGACGCCGTCACCCATTCACCGGCGCCAAGCCGCCTGCGCGACGCACCGTTACTGCCCTTGTCGGTTTGATTGTCGAAAACACCCGCCGTGGCGACGGAAAGGCTGTCGATCAGATTGTCCGACGCCGTTGCGGCCGAAACGGCGGTGGTGCCGATATCCACGGTGCAAGCCTCTTCTGATGGAGTCCTCACGTCGACATCCACCCGCCCGATAATGACGTCCGTGCCGGCGGGCGCGCGCCAGGCGAACACGCCGCCCGCGCCGTCATCGGCATTCAACGGCACGCGCACCACCACGACGCCACGATAGGAATTGCCGCCGGAAACGACGCCGCCGACGCGCAATTGATCGATCGAGCCGCGATCCGAAACCAGCGCCGCTGATCCATCGGATTTCTGTACTAGATTCACGCCCATTCGCATGCTCCAAAAAGTTGCGGGGCGCCACTGGGCGCCCCGCGAGTGAGGGAGGGAACGTTTCTGTTTAAGCCGCGGTCAGGTCGGCCACGATGCCGGAGCCGATCTGGTTCCGCGCTTCCAGCGTGTATTCGGCCAGGACCATGCTCTTGTCCGCATCGCCGGTCTTGGCCAGGTCAACCGTCTGCATCTTGCGCAGATAGCCTACCGACCACAGACCGGTATCGAGCACGTGGCAGTCCCGCTCGCGCGAGAACCGGCTGGCCACGATCTTGTGCGTGCCGAAGTCGCTTTCGTACACGTCGACGGTCGCGATCACCTTGCGATCCTCCGATTGATCCAATCGCGAGGAATTGCCGGTGAAGCCGCTGAACACGGTCTTGTTGAACGGACCCACCATGATCAGGTCAGGATTGCCGCCGTTGGTCCAGCAGGATTGCAGGACCGTTTTCACCAGCGACTCGGTCAAAGGCCGTTGCGTGCCGTCCGTCGCCGCCGCCGATGCCGTGCCGTCCGCACCGCCCGCGCCGCGGTTGGCGTTGCCGTTGGACGGGCTGCGATACCAGCCGCACAGCGGTCGCAGCTGCCGCGCGTTGCTGCTGTCGCCCGTGGCCGGCGCCTGGTTGTTGGTCAGCACGAATTCCATGTCGCGCTTCAGCTCGTTCGAGCGCTTGACGAGCTGATAGACCATTTCGCGTTGGCGGCCGGCTTTGTCGGTCACGTCCTGCGTGCCCGATACGATCGCCGTCTTGTAGCTGATCTGGCAGCGGTTGCCCACGCGGGCGGTCGGCGTCACGGCCTGGAACGCCGTGATGTCGTCGCCTTCCAGCTGCGCGTTGGCCGCGGCGGCCGCCAGGCTGTCGGTCTGCCATTCATGCAGCACGGCCGCCGCCTTGCTTTTGCCCACCGACGCCATAAACGGCGTGTCCTTGGGCGCGATGTTGTAGATCTGATCGATCAGATCCTCGCGGTTGCCCACCGCGGAGAACGTCAGGTAAGTGTTGGTAACGATAGCCATTCTGCTTCAGTCCTCTTCAAGATGCGCCAGGATCGACTCGACTACGTCGTCGATGCGTCCGGTCCTCAGCGCGTTGCGTTTGAGCGCACTTAGCCTGGCGGATGCCCCAGCCGCGCCGTCCCGCGATGCGCGCGGCGCTTGCGTGCGCGACACCACGTCCACGCGTTTGCCGGCCATGCTGTCCTTGGCCTGGCGCAGCTTGGCGTAGGCAGCCGCGTCCCGGAACACCTTCAGCAGCCGGTGATCCAGGATTTGCGTCTGCTCTTTCGGCGAAAAACCCTGTGTCTTCGCATAGGCGGTCAACTCTTCGTCGATCGCCTTGCGTCGCGCAGGGTCGGCCAGCTCGGGAATATCCCGCAATATCGCCGTGCGCTGCTGCTTGGCATAGGCGCCGAGGGCCTGGTTCTTCCTAGCCTCGGTCTCGGCATCCATGCGCCGCCGCAGCCCTTGCGCGCGTTCTAACCGCGCCAGGCTGTGCTCATAGGCCGCGCGCCGCTGGGCATAGGCTTCCGGCTGTTCCGCCGCAAGCTTTGCCCAATCGGTCGCGCGTCCCTCCGCCAGCACCGGATCGGCTGCTTCATTGTCGCGGACAACCGCGTCCAGGGCATCCTTCAGATAAGTACGCTCGGTTTCCAAAGCCCGGCGGTGTTCCGCCAGGGCCGCCGTCTTGCGTGTGTAGTCGCGTTGCCGCGAGTAGCCCTTGCGCAGCTCGCCGAGGGTGACGCGCTCTTTCCTGCCGTCGATCGTGACGTCATGCAGCGGTTCCCCGGTCAGCTCCGCTAGGGCTTCGGCGGCAACGTCAACTTCCGCTTCGCCGGCGTCGGCAGTTTCACCCGGCAAGCCGGGCGCGTTGGTGGCGTGATCTTGCCGCGTGTCGTCCGCGTCGCCGGATGTTTCCGGCAGCGGCGAGGCTTCAAGTTTTGCCATGACGGACTCGACGACGCTATGCGTGTCGTCTTTGCCCGCGGGTGGACCAAGGCCCGTGTCCGCGTCGAAACTCATGCCCGTGATTCCTTTCCAGTTGTATTGAAAGATCGAAGCCGCCGGTTACGGCGGGTCGCCGGCGGCGACCCCATGCGCCCGCCGGGCGATCGATTCCCGTTCGTGCTGTATGCGCTCACGCTCGGCGAGAGTCCCCTGCTCCACCATCAAGCGCAGCTCGTCCTGCACCGCCGTCAACGCGGCCAAGCGTAGGTAAAGCCACTCCCGCGCGTCGTTCTGATCGATGGGCGATGTACGCCATGCGGCGACGATGTCGTTTTCCAGCCGGGCAAAGGCTCCAGCCAGCGCCGGATCGTCCAACAGCATCCCGGCGCGCCTGCCCTGGGCTTCGGCTTCGGTCTCCAGCGACGCAAGTACGGGCCGCGGCCCAAATCCGGTTGCGGTCATAAGCGCTCCCATCGATTTCAGCTCGCCTTGTTTGCGGAGAACGACTGTTCTGGGTAAATTGAGTCCGCTGCAAATGCACCACACTTAAAGGTGGCCATGACAGGAACACCCGCTCCCGAACGCAACCCGCGCCGCACGATCCAGGAGGCGTGCCTGACCGGCGTTATTGCCTTCGCTATATCGTGGGCGGTTGAGTGGGCAAGATTTCGCTACATAGATCAGAGCTTGGTAAACAATTCGCTTGATCCTATTTTTCTGCTTTATACGCCCTTCAGTGTAACCATCGTTTTTCTAGTATCGATCATCGCCATTTTTAGGGCTGGATTGCTGCGACTTCTTTGGCGTCTTTGGGCTGGCGATACTGGCATCTCAATATCTACCATACGGTTACAATCGCCCATTTTCCGGCGCATGCTGTGGCTGGTTGCCAGCTTCGCCACAGCCAGCGCCATCGTATTTCTTATATATGCTCTTGCCTCTCTCGGGGCGACTGGTACGCTGAGCTTTCCCGATGCACTTACCTTGATTTCTCCATTCGTAAATGCCTACGCTCCACTCTTCCCCTTTGCAATCGCATCTCTCTATATAGCCGAGAAGGCAGTTCTATTTTTCAGGTCGCTGCTGCAGCCGTTCCATACTGTCCCGCATCCGCGCCGGGGCTATCTGCTTGCCACTGCCTGCTGCGCCGTCTATCTGACCATCGTTTACTCGTTCCTATTGCTGCCACCCGCTGCTATTGCGATCGTATTCGGCCATGTCAGCCCAGTAGAACTGGCCGTGGTCTCGGCGGTTCTTGCTTCTCTGCTAGCGGTTGTCGCCGGATGGCTTAGGGAACGCCGGACGGCACGGTAGGGGGAGCATCGAACGCCCGCATCTGATCCCGCCATCGATCGGCGCGTTCCAGCCGCCATAGTTCGTTGGCGACGTCTGTTGGCAGCGTCTGCTGGGATAGCTGTTCACGCGGCAATGAATTCAGATAGCTCCGATAGTCACTGTCGTTCTGTATTCTGTCGATCATGCTTTGTCGGTTCAGCGCCCAGTTATCGGGGTTGAAGATCTTTTTCGTACCTTGTTTCATTACCCATCCCCAAGGCGTGCTTGGCACTGCCCCTTTTATGTCTTGTGCAAACCTCCTGTCGTCGTCCATCGCCCGGTAGTGGAAGTTCCGCAACGCATCGGCGTTCGTGTATCCCTCGTCTAGCGAGCGATGCATGTCGCGTAGGCCCATATTGTAACCGAAATCGTGCCAGTAGCCCGTATCGTCCACGCTATCGACCGGCACGACCCTGAAATCCTCAGGCCGCATCATCTCGCCGGGTTTCATATGGCGGCCCGACGTCCAGCCGCGGCCGAAGTAATTGCCGTGACTCAGGAGTGGCCCAGGTGGAGTAAACTGCTTTCCCGGCTTAAGAGCGGCTTGCGCTCTCGGCATCGGGACTATCGGTGAATTCACCGCATCACCTTCCCGCTCGATTGCTCCCATGACATTGTCCACCACATCATGAACGCCCGGCCCGCGCGGCATGTCGTCGATCAGCAACCTCCCCAAACCCACGCCACGCTCTCCCCTTCGCGTTCAAGCTCCGGCCGGCGGAGCGGGAACCGGCGCCGGCATCGCAATGGACGCCGGCGCCGGCCCCACGGCTGCGCCTTGGTCGGCTGGCATGGCGGGGGCGATGCCCGTGGGCATGCCGCCTGCCATGCCGCCAATAGGCCCCATCGGGGGCGGCGCGCCGTATTTCAATGCCAGCTCCACGTGCTTCAGCGCGGTTTCGTCCGCGTGTTTGCGCAGCTTCAGCGCAATATCGGCGTCGAGCCGGCGGTTCTCCATCGCCAGCTTCGCCTGCAGCTCGATCGCCACCGGATCGGGTGGCGGGGGCATGGGCGGCGATGGCGGCATTAGGCTGGGATCCTTGAAGAATCCCTGCGCCGATTTCAGCCCGGCGTTCTGCACGATCCGTGTCGCCGTTTCATGGAGATTCGCGAGCGAGACCAGCGGCCCGGCCGGCCCGCCCTGCAATTGCAGCGCCTGCACCTGTTTGTCCCAGACGGCCATCAGGTGGCCGAGCTGCTGATCCTTGTTTCCGGTGCCCAGACCCACCGCCACGGACACATCCATCTCGGCGTTCCAGGCCCGGGGATCGACCGCGACCCATTGATTGCGCAAACGGACGATCCGCGCCTTGTCCTGGCGCCGCACCATCAGGCGCAGCAATAGCCGGAAGGCGCGCCGCACGCCGGTCTCGGCGAAAATGCGCGCGATCAGCTCCAGCCGCAGCATCGCCGCGTTCATGATGGCGTTGATGCCGCTGGCGGTTTTGTTCAGCGAATTAGCGTCGAGGCCCTGGTTGTACTTGGTCTGCCCGGTCCGGTTCTCGCGCACGGTATCGAGGTATTCGAGCGCGGGGAATCCGTTCTGAAACACCGGTGGCACGACGATCTCGCGCATCGCGCCCAGTTCCTTCACCCGCACATAGCCGCCCGGCCGTGAGGACAGGAAATCGTCCAAGTTGACCTTGCCCTCTACGATCTCGGTCCTAGCGTTGTTGATGAGATACAGGTTGTCGAGCATCTGGCGCAGGATCGCCGATTTAGTCAGCTGCACGTCCAACAGCTTGTCGGCGGCGCTTTCGCCATGGAACTTGTGCGGTATCGGGTATGGCGACCAGGCGGCGAAGGGATGGTCGTCCACCTCCTCGTCTTCCAGGATCAATTCGGCCTGGTCGCCAGCCACGGTGATCTTGCGATATTCGGCGATGCCGTCGCCGTCCTCGTCGAGCCGCAGATAGCATTCGCTGATCCAGACCTCGCGTTGCGAGTCATCCAGCGTACCGTCGTTATCCACAACACCTTGCTCCGGCCGGTCGCGCTCCTGGCGTTCATAGCCGGCGTCGAACGCGCCGCCATCGCCGCCGGCCAGCGCCGCGATCTTCTCGCGCGCATAGCCCATCTCAACCAGGTCGGACACGGTGCGCCGGCAGCGATGCGCGCAGAACGGTTTGTCGTCCAGCGACACATGCTCGCCGTCGGTCAAAAAATCCTCGGGCGGCAGGTTGCGGATATGGATGCGCCCGCCCCGCGCCGTGCGCCTGATCGTCGCGCAATAGCCGGAAATCCCCGGCGCCTCGGGCTTGCCTTCCCGCTCCAGGCGGCTTTCGACGATCTCGACCGACGGGTCCAGCCGCAGTACTTGCAGTTCCTCTTCCGTCAGCCCCGAGTATTCCTCGCGCGTCGTTTCTTCCGCGTCCTCCCACCACACTTTCACCACGCCGATGCGCGCCAGCAGCCCGTCCTTGATCCAATCGTGGAACACGCGAAAGCCCGCGTTGTCCACGTTCCACACATGGTTGGCGTATTCCGTGGCCTGCGCCGCCGTTGCTTCGTCCTCCGGTCCCTTGGGCTCGAAGCGCACTGCCTCGTCGCCGCCCACGAACGGGCGCAGCAGGCTCGGCATCATGCCGTCCACCACCTCGGCCACGTCGCGGCTGACGATCTGCGACCGCCCCTCGGACTCGTTGCCGAACTTCTCGCCGCGGTAATAGCGCAGCGCCTTGCTGCGGTCCTTGGACAGGGTCGCGCCCTGCCAGGTCAACGCACGTTCGATCTTGGCGGCGACGATCGCGCGCACCGAAGTTTCGCTCTTGCCGGTCATGCCTGCTTGCTTCCCTTCCGCTCCGTGCGGCGTTTCGCGCGCGCCGCTTTCATTACCCCACGCATGTCGAGCGCATCACCGGAATCCGTTTGGACAGCCGGCGTGGGGGCAACGCGGGCGATACCGCGCACGACGCAGCTCTTGATGTCCGGGCGGTGGCGATAACGCCGTTGCGCCGTCCGCCCCGCCTCATCACCGTTCAGCGCATCGACGACGACGCGCGCCACGCGCCGGATCCGGCCGACAGGCAGGACCTGCGTGGTCTCTAGCGAGACCGCGTACAGCATGGAGACCTCGATGTTGATGTGGGCGAAGCGGCGCGCGTCGAACGCCCGCCGGAAATGGAAACGCCCGCCCCGGTGTTCCTCCGGCGGCGGGCGCAATTCTCAATCTCAAGAAACACTCTACATCAGGATCATCCTGCTGTGAAGGGGGACCACGAAAATTATTTTCTGCGCCGCTTCATGCAATGAAAAATCCATATCGCCGGCCAAGCGCCAGCCTCAACTCGGTTTTGCCGGTGGACCTTGGGGATGGTATTCTCGGTCGCTTGCAACAGTTGAGCGTTCGCAACGGGGCATCGGCATGGCGATACTTCTCCGGCTCCTCCGGGCTTTTTTCATCTGCTATGTGATGTTTGCCGGCCTGGTCGTTGTCGTGAATCTTATTTCGCCGAACAGCCGTTTTGAGTGGCTGGGTTTCGAAGGATTCGTTATCGGTTCGGCCGCCTTCTTGTCGATAGTCGCGGGCTGCTTGGTGTGGTCTGGCGCAATCCCGTTGAAAGGCCCTGCTCCAGACAAGGCTTCGGAAAACAGTGCGGCAAATCCGAAGGAGTCGAGAATCAAAAACATAGCCGTGGCAATTGTCGTTATTCCGGCGTATCTCTTGCTCTTGTATGTCTTGAACGATTTCTTGAACTGGCTGATCGGGCCAAGCCCTGGCGACTGGAAAGATTTTCAAGCCGCGATCTTCTTTCCCGCTCTACTCCTGCCGATCTATATTTCTTGTCAAATCTTTTGCGGGATCAAGGACTGCCTGGCCAATCTAGTTGCGAAGCGTCGGGCTGCCCGTGTTCCGCCGTTATCCAATCCTGCACCGCCCGGCTAAGTTTGAAAGCGCCTTTCTTTGCAAGCCACTTCAACCCGGGCTGCAATGCGAAAGGACCGACGATGTTCGGCCCAATCGCGGATCCTAAAACATACCCTAAGCGATCTCCAGCATAGCGCCCACCTACCCCTGCAAGCCCTTCCATGCCCATATGCAGTACCCGCTCTCCCACCGGCATCTGCTCATTGGCATATCTTGCCGCAAGGCCCTGCCGCAAAACATCGGCGGCAGCCGCGCCAGCTCAGGCCCCACGAACGCCGCCACGAAAACCACCGAGAGCGGCTCCTGCCGGCGCCATCGCTGGGCCTGCAAACGATGCCGCCACGCGGCGAGGATCGTCGAACGCCATCCAAATGCTCGGCTCTTCCCATTTCGGCGCGCCGTCGCGGTCGATGTAGAAGATGCGATCGTCTATTGTCCCATAGCGTGCCGCCGCTTCCGCCGCCGGAAGTTCGGGGAACCGGGCGCCGGCGAACACGCCGATCTTCGCCGCCGGTTCGCGCGGCAACGACGCAGCGGCCTGCGTGCGCCAGTCCGCCATCTGCGATGCGCGGCCGTCCAGCCCGACGCCCAGCGCCTCATAGTGCGGCGCCATCGCGGCGGCATTCAACCGCGCTGGCTGGTCCACATCAGTGAAACTCTCCGGCGCGCTGGTCCAGGGCGACACGGCGGGCGTATCGGCCGGGCGGGCGGTTTGATTCTGCGCATTCGCGGCGGTATTGGTCCGGTCGATGATGCCCATGACGTCCGCGACGATCTCGTGGTCGCGGCGGTGACGCGGCTCATCGACATAAATGCGGTACATGCCCATCCGGTCGCTTCGAAACGCCAGCCTCAAAACGAAAAACCCGCCCCGGTATTCCTCCGGCGGCGGGCGCAATTCTCAATCTCGAAAAACACTCTACATCAGGATCATCCTGCCGTGAAGGGGGACCACGAAAATTATTTTCTGCCTGCAACTCAAACGACATACCTGGTGTCGTGCGGCTTGGTCGGTTTTGTCCAGCCGGCTTCGGCGGCGGCGTTGCCCGCGAAGGTCAGGCAGAATGCGTCGGCGCGATCGGGCGATGCGATGCCGCGGCGCTTCATCTCGTCCTTGCCTTCCACGCGCATGCGCCCGGAGGAATCCACCGAATAGCATGGTCCGGTCAGTTCGCCGATCAGCGCTTCGTCCTGCGGCAGGCGGCAATCGCGCGCCGCCAGCCAGTCGCGCGCCGCGAACCACAATTCGTCGCGCAAGCGCACATAGCGCTCGCGCGCGGCGGGAATCTCGGCCACGTTGATGCCGCGCGCCGGAAGCCCCAGCTCGCGCAGCCGGTCGGCGACGCCCGCGCCGATGCCGATCGCGTCGACCAGTATTTCCGCCGGGCGTTCCGCCGGCTTTGCGGCATCCCATTCCGCTTTCACCAACCCGGCGACTTGCATCGTATCCTTGTTGCGCCAGGTCTTGACCGGCTCGGTCAGCGCATTGCCCGTACGCTTGGCCAGCGCCGTGGCGTCGTCGCCGAACCGCGCCACATCGACGCCCCATAACGGCCGCGCGCGCACCGCCTCGACGTCGCGCAGCACTGCCGCTTCGGCGAGCTCCAGCGGAATGACTCCGTCGTCGTCGGCAACCGGGAACTCGCCCAGCACGCGCACGCGGAATACGTTGCTGTCCGCGCCGTAGCTTTGCTTCATGCCGGCGATATAGCCGGGCGTCACCCGCTCGCTTTCCCCGCACGGCACGCATCGCGGCCACCACCGCTTGCGGTCGCGCGTGAAAGCGCGGTGGAAAAACCCGCTGGCGCGCGTCGGGTTGCCCGCCATCACGATCAGCGCCCCCGGCGTCGACAACGCGCCTTCCGCCACCTCGAATACCTTGTCGTCGATGCCCGAAGCCTCATCGACGATGAACATCAGGTTTTCCGCATGGAATCCTTGCAGCGTTTCGGTCTGCTCGCGCCGGCTGGTGCGCGCGAATGCGGCGCTGCGCCAGGGCTTGAATTCCACGCGATCGGATTTGATCTCGATGCCCTGCGCCAGATAAGGCAGCCGCCCGGCTAGCGCGCGGCGCCATTTCGCGATTTCATCCCACAACAGGTCGTTCAGCTGGTGCGCGGTCGGCGCGGTCGCGGGAATCTTGGCGCCTTCGCGCGTCATCCCGAACCACAGCACCAGCCAGGCCATCAGCGCCGTTTTTCCTACGCCGTGGCCCGACCGGATCGCCACGCGCTTCTCGCCCGCGGCGATGGCGCCCAAAACATCGGCCTGCCACGGCTCCGGCAATGCTCCTAACGCGGTGCGCACAAATTCCCGCGGGTCGTCGCCCCAGCCGGCCAATGCATGCGCGACCTCGTCGATGTCGCTTCGTATACCGATATTATTTGGCATCGCGCTGCCCCGCCGGCGCTGGCCGCAATTCGCGCAGGCGCGCAACTACCCTTTCCATGCCCTCGTCCGCATCGGCGGCGCCATGCAGACGGTCGAGCAATTCCTTGGCCGCCGCGACTTGCGCTTGTTCGCTTTCGGCGTTTTCCATCAACCATGCCAGGCGGCGTAACGCCCGCGGGCCATAGTCGACGCCTGGTTCGGTACTTTTCCGCCGCTTTGGTTTGGCGCGCGCCGGTCGCTTGGTGGGCCTCAT